TCGTTCGCCGCGGTGAGCACGGACACATTCGCGCGTGACCGCGTGAAGGTGCTGACCGCCAATTCCCATTCGGGAAGATAGTAGCCGTTGGGCTCGACGGCGGTCTCGCCGAGGCGGCGCCAGATTTCATTGGCGACGGTGTCGAGCGGCAGCAGCGCGGCCGCGCCATGGCGCGCGGCGTCGGCAGGCTGCGTGCGTGCAAAGCCCGTTTTGCTGCGCGCGGCGGCCTGTGCTGCGTCGGCAAACTCGACCACGTCCTGACCCCGTTATGCTTCTTGCGGCGCATGCCGTTCGGCCGGATGCGCGCTTGTTCTTTGTCCCTGAGCCTCGACGCTAAAGGGCAAAGTTCAAAATCGGATGTGGGATTAGGGTTAAATGCGCTGCGCTTTTGAAAGGCGCTGTTAACGATGACGGACGCGCACGAACCATGGCCGTATCGCAAGGCAGGTGTCCCGGCGGGGCGGATGCCGCGCCTTGGCCATCGTTTTGCGGTGGGATAGAGTTCCGCCGCCGGCTCCCGCCGGCCGATGAATCCAGACGAAAACCGACAAGATGAACTTTCCGGGGAGACTATCCATGCGCATGTTTCGGGTCGCGGTGCTGGCCGGGTTGATGACGGTTCCGGCGGTCGGGCCGGTGTTTGCCCAATTCACGCCGGGCTTCAGGCTGAATGAGGGAAAGCAGCTCACCGACGAAGAGATCGCGCGCAACAAGGCCAACGAAGAAGCCGCCAGGGCGGCGCGCTCCAAGATTCCGGATGCCAAGACCAGTTCCGATCCATGGGCGACGGTGCGCTCGGAACCGGCGGCGAAGTCCGCAAAGTCCAAGACGAAATAATCGTCCGCTTCGGACAACGGCCGCTGCGGAGCGGCCATTCGCTTAAAGTGCAGGAGATCGCCGCAGGCATCTCGTCAAGTTCCGCGCGGCGCCGGTGAGGGCTCTCACCGAATCTCAATCATTTGCTAGAAGCTGGGACCATGGGGGGTGACCAGATGGCAGATCGTGATGGCCGTGGTTGCGGGTCTTGCAGCCGGCGCGCTGATCACGGGCGCGACGTATTATGTCTCGCAGTCGTTGATCGACACGGGCAGCGACCCGCGGCGCCAGAAGCACCGCTCGCCGGCTGATTTCAACACGCCGCTCGGCTTTTACATTCCGCCGCGGCCGCAGCCGGTGCAGGCGCCGGGCGAGAGCACACCCGCCGCGCCTGAATCCGCATCGAGTTGAATGTTTCCGGGGCGAGGTGATTCCTGCGTTGTCGCCACGTGTTGTCGGAGCGATTGTCGCGCTGGGGGTGAATCAGCTAAATGGCGGAAATCAGAGCTATTTGGCGGAAACAATCCGGGATTTTCCGGCTATTTGCTGAATAAGCTGGGATTTAGGCTGAAGGGTCGGGAATGGGCCGGTTTCGGTAAAACCGGCTGATGGCGCTGATGCTGGGCGAGCGTTCCAACCCAAATGCCTCGATACACTTGGCGCGAATATCAGCGTAGTTGAGACGCTGTTCCAGGCCGGCAATCACCAACTTTTCAATGTCGGGATCTCGCCAGATTCGTGACCGTGACCGTGGCGGCCTTCGGCGATTTTCGCCCGTCATCCGCGCTTCCTCGGATTTTGCTGGATCTGTTGCACGCGGTCCGGCAGTTCGTGCTTGCTGAAGGTTCTGACGCGAATGTCTGCCGCTTCCTGACCGCCGGACCGTCCGGCCTCGTGCGCGATCGCGTTCAGCTTGCCGTCGTCACCGACATCAACGTAGACGTTGACGTCGAGTTGCAGGCGCTGTGGCGCGCTGGCCTGTGTTCCGGCCGCGCCCGATGGCGTGGCGAGATATTGCAGCGGCGATGGTGCGCCGCCCGCAATGCCGCCATTCGCGTATCCCGGCAAGCCGAGCCGCATCGCCTCGACCACGGCAACGCCGCCGTGTCGGCTAACGTCGGCCTGGCTGAATACGACTTCGCCCTTGTGGACGATGCCGGCGGGTTCAAGCTTCCCACCAGGGCCGGTATAGCCGCCGACATCGAATCCGAGGATTTTGCCGAATGCGCCGATGATTCCGCTGTCGCTGCTTCCGCTCGCTGCCCCGAACAGCTTGGAAATCAGGCTATCAATCGCCTTGTCGCCGACCTTGTTGATGATCTTGTTCAGCGCGTTGACGCCGGCGGTGCCGAACGCCTGCCATGCCGTTGCGCCGGATTGAATCTGGGCGCGGATATCGCGAAACATGCCGGACGCCAGATCAGTCGTCGTCGCCTTCAGGTCCTTCATCGACTCGTTAAGACGAAGCGAGGCTGCCAGTGCGCCGTTCATCTGCTCGGCGACATTGTCTCCATATGCGCCGCGCAACTGCTCCGCGACGTTGGCGTCGATCGACGTGCGGCCGAACTGGCTGAGATCGAACGCAGCATTTGATTTCAGGCTGGCTTCGGCGGCCTTCTGAGCTGCCGCGCCAAAACGGCCGGCGAGGTTATCGACCGCCGCCGCCATCTCGTTGGTCTTTTTAATACCCGATTGTGTCGCCGCTTCGCCCAGCATGTACTCGGCGCGCAGCTTTGCAGCTTCGCTGGCGGACTTGCCCACCGTCAGCGCTTCGGCTTCCTGGGCGGCAACTTGCCGCAGCAACGATTTGGCCAAGCGATCGAATTCCGTGCTGGCGATTCCCGCACCTCTGGCGATCCCGGTAATCTTATAATCAGCTTCAACAGCAGTTCCCTTGACGACGGCCAGTCCCGAGTTAGTGGTTTTCAGCGCCGTCGCTGTTTTATTTGAATCGCCAGCTAACTCCACCAGCGTGCCGGCAACTTTCCTTAAGGCCGGGTCGGCGTATCCGATCCGCGCAACCTCGTCCATGAACGCCTTTATGTCCGGCGTCCCCTGTTTAAAGCCCGCCTGAAGTTTGAAAATAGCATCTTCAAACGGAAGGAATTCGGCCTTCACCTGTTTCGTTTTATTAATGAAGTCGCCGATGCCTCCGAACGTCGTCGCGTCGGAAATGACCTTGCCGACCTGCGATTGCAGTTGCTCTTGCAGCGCGCCTGCTTTTAGCGTCAGCAGAAGTTTGCTGACATTCGAGGATTGAACGAAGAAATCGCCGGCCTTGCTCGCAGCGCCGCTGAATGCATCGCGGACGAGTCCGATTTGCTTTTCATTCTCATCCAGCAACTTGGTGGCGAGCGCGGCTTTGTCGTTGACAATGCCATAGAATGCCGATGCTGCCGTCGTCGCAAGATCGATGCCGCCGGCGATAAGCCCAATTGGTCCCACCGAACGGGCAACGCCTCCGATCGCAGCGGAAAATCCTCCCGCGCCAGTCGCTGCTTTCGCCAAAGTGCTTTCCGTTCCGCCGATCTTACCTGCCAACTCGCCAAATTTTTGCGTCAGGTTGACGATTGATCCAGCAAGATTGTCGTTCGTCGCTTTTGCGATATCGAACTTCCCGTAGGCCCCGATGGCCTTGTTCAAGCCCTCTTGAACCGACTTTGAAATCGCCTCGCTTTCCTTACCGAGATTGCTGATGGCGCGGGATGTCGTGGCGGCCGCCTTTTCGGCTCCGCTCGCATCTCCTTCGATAAGAAGCGAAACGCGCATGGCTATGACATCTCCGCGATGGCAGATTCGAGTGCGGCGTAGTTGCGCGACGCAATTTCGTCAAAGCGAACCCATACACCCAGGCTGTCCACATTTTCGACAAAGCCGGCAATCGAGCGCGTTCCGTTGCCATCTGTCTTTGCAACTGTCTGGTCATCGACGGCATAGGCGGGCAGGCCGATATCTGCCGCCGCAATCTGATCAGAGGATTCAGAGTTGTTGTAGTGGAAGATTCCGATGCGGACTTGAATGGTCATATCCCCGGCCGATCCGGCGTTGGTGACGCGCTCTTCCGCGCGCCCCACCCCGACCAGGTTAAGTGCCGTTGCGCCCTTGGTCGCGTGTCCCGCGGCGTTTCGCATCACGATCGCGCCGGCAAAAATCGTGATGCCTGTGGCGACGCCGAGACTAATGATTCCGCCTTCCGAGCGGACGGTGTTGCGGTCTTTGGTAAGAGCAGTCATGGAAACCTCCGGAAATCAATCGAGATAAGGTGTGACGATCAGCCGAGCGGTGCCCTTCCACTCGTTGCTTTCGCCGCCGGCCGCATATTCCGAGTTGAGCAATTTGAGAGCGGCGCTTTCGTTCGTCGGGCCGCAAATAAGGGTGTCCGGCATCACTCCGAGAAGTTTCCCGGCATCATCCTTGAACGCCATCATCGCGGATCGCGCCGCCTTATAGTGCTCGGCGTCGAGGGTTTGCTTCGATCCCCATGCGAGTTGCCAAAGGCCGAGGCCGACGTTGCAGCGCGCGTCCGTGCCGTAAATGAATTCCTTGTTCATGAAGACGTTGCTGTCATTCGGCTGGTCTTTCCGAACCAACTGGTACGGCTTCCTGAGTTGCCAAATGAACGGGCGGATCGCGCGGGACGTGTCCAGAAGGAACCACGCTGCACCCGATCCACCATCGGTGTTTGCAACGGGCGCAGGCGTGGTCCCGTCACCGACGGGATGATCGCTATCAAAGAAATTCTGACCATCGAAACATGTCGTGGCGAATGCATTCTTCATCAGAGCGAACAAAAGTTCGTCCGGATGCGTTTTAGCGCGACGGCCCATTTCGGAGAACATCGGGCCGAACACGCCGTACTGATCATCGTCGATGTCGTCGCGAGGAACGCTGATGGTGCTCTCGAAAGGAAGATTTTTGATGGCGTAGGATTGCAGGGACAGATTCGCCAGAACACGAGGCCCGACCCATTCGCGGAATCCAGGCATCGCTCCCATCCAGGCATAGTTTTCCTGACGCGAGGAGCTTGGCACCGTCATCGCGACGGCATCGACATGGCTTTTTGCGCCTTCGAAAGCCTGATTGAAGCGCGTGTTGAAGCCATCGAACAGCATGTTGAGGTTGGCTTGATTGATGATCATGGATCAGTACTCCTGCGCGGTACCACGCGCTGTTTTGTTCTTGAGGAATTGCTCTTGTGTCAGCCCGAGGTTCGATGCGATGGCGATTTCGTTGTCGTGCAATTCGCGGAAGCCGTGATCGGGCGGCGGCGATGCGGATGCACCGCTTGGCGCTAGAAGTCGCTGTATGCCTTGTTGTGTATTGGCGACGAATTGATCGAAGGCTGGCTTGTTTACGGTACACAGCGCGATGCCCCAGTCGCGCAGGAACGGCAATAGCTTGGCGGATTTGATCTGGTCGTTGACGTAATGGGTCGCCGTCTGGAGTGAGATGCCCTGGTTGAGCCGGTTGACCTCACTGACCACTCGCTCGAAGTCGCCGATCGGAACGAATTGGGTCAGATCGGGCGCGGCGGATTGACGGGCGGTCGTGAGTTTGTTCACCTCCGCCAGGATGTCGTCGATGCTCACATCATCCGGCAGGCCGAGTGATTTCTTGAGTTCTGCAAGTTTATCCATTTCCGTTGCCTCCATGCTGGCCAGCGCCTTGAGCTGGTCGAGATTGGGATTGTTGGTGAGCGATGCGCGGAGCAACGCTTTGATCGTGCCGTCGGCAGAGTGGTGGAAGACGGGAGAGAGATAGCGGTACTCTCGCTGTGCGAGTTGTTCGGCCGCGCGCGGAGTCCAATCGACAAGGCCCCAGACGCCATCCGAACGCGCTTGCAACCCTTTGATCCATCCAGCCGCCGGCGCTGGATTGCCGCTTGGTGCGGCAAGGTCGATGGCATGATCGTAGTCGATTGGCATCAGGCGCGTGCCGGCCTGTTCCCGGCTTGCCGCGATAACGGCCGATGGATTGTCGAGCTTGTATGGGCCGCGCCCGTCACGCCCCTGGAATGTGCCTGCTGGAAGCAAATGCACCCATTCATCGCCGGCATGATTGCTCGACATGAGTTCGATTGCGACGGAATCCGTTCGGGTGGCGACGGCAGGCATCAGTTCAGTTCCTCTCGAAAGATTGCCCGATATCGGTGCACGGTTCGCTGCGAGATGCCGAGCTTCAAAGCGATTTCACCTGCCGATTTGCATTCGTTGGTCAGGTGAAGAATGCGAAGTTCTTTGGGCAATAAAGGCAATTGCACAAAGAAGCCGCTACTTCCGCGAACTGCGAAATGTGCGGCGAGTTTCTGTGAAAGATCGGTGCCGATGAGTTGGGGAAGCCAATGATCGCTGGACACCGTGCCGGGAATGTAAAATCTTGTGCCGCCGCGAGCGGCGGCGAGAGAAAGCATCGCGTCGAATCCGATGATGCTTTGGATTTCCCGCAGCATCGGTGGGAGCGGAAAGAACGTTTGTCGGCGAGGAGATCGAGGCATTTGTCACGGAGCGGCAATAAGGATCACCGCTCCTCTAAAGCTGACGCCTGTCATCTGTAAGGCTGACAGTTGTCAGCTTCGCCGCTTCGACGTGCCGTTTCCCGAATTTTCCCGTATTAAGCCGCCGCCAACGGTAGCTGGCGCGATATTCGGTTCCCTGGCCACGCCGGACGGGGCTCGGAAGCCCACAGGTGCTTGAATTTTATCTTGAATAAATTCGGAGCGTCAAAGGGGCGGGCCGCTGGCAAAACGCACCAGCGGCCCGCTAATCGCGTTCTGGGGGATTTCGGGATTATTGCCAGCGCCACTCGCCCGATTCGGATGACGCGCCGATGCCGGAGAGCAATCCCGCGACCTCGTTGGAAAGATGGCAGATGCGTCGCATCACCGGGGCGAGAAAGAACGCATGCTCGTCTGTCCCAGGGTTTTCTCCCGCCTTGAATGCGAGACGCCATGCTTCGTTCGAAAGATAGGAAAGAGAGGCAATTTCGTCGTTCAAAGTGTCGATCTTCATGATTACGTTTTGAAGTGGGATTTCAATCTTGGTTGCGGCTTCTTCTGCGGCGCCAATCTGATCATTGGTCAGATCTTTGTCGGTCACGTAGCTACGGCGTTCATGAATTGAGGGGATCGGGGCGTTCGGATCAGGTTCAAATCTCTTGGTATCGATAGGCTTCATGCTCTGATCCTCACTGTTTCGTTGTGGTGGTCGGTGGTGCGGTAATCGATTGAATGCCGACGACGCGGAGTGCATCGCCGAGCAGGCTGGTATTCATCTTGAAGACCTCCATGAATGAACTGTTCAACTCGTTCGTAACGCTGGCATACTCTGCGCACGCCATCATTGCGGCGTGTGAGTCCGGTGCAGTTTCGATGCAGGTGGCGAGGCTGGCGGAGCATTTCTGAGCAAGCGCCATCAGTGCGACGAATTCCGTCATCAGCAGCGGGAGGTTGTTGGCGAACACGCGCAAGGCGGCCAGTGTTTGGTTGGCGTTGAGCGTCTCGAAGTCGCAACCGCATTCGTTTTCGAAGCGAGATTTCATTTCAGTGCGCTCCTGTCTCTATTCCTCAGTGCTTCGCTGCGGAGGTTGATGTGGTCGATCGGTCATCGATTTCAGGGCCGTGATTGCGCTCTGCGCCTTTTCCTTGGTCAGGAAACGAAGCGCGGAGACCTTGAAAGTTCTTTCAAGCCACTTGTTGAGCGCGGCGTGATCGTCGTTGCGCCCGGTAAAGGCATCCCACATGTTGCGGACTTTTGTGATTTGCGCGGGTGTCGCCATTCCGGATCGATGGCCGAATGTCTTTTTGGTCCAGTCGGACCTGAATCCCAGTGATGTGAAATATGCCATCACCTGATCAAACCCGGAGTTGGTCAGGTCTTTTGCGCTTTCGACATTGCCGAACCGCTTGAGGATGGCGCGATATACCTCATCGTCGAAACCGAGTTGTTTCTTGGCGAGGTGGATGACGGCGAGCTGAGCTGGCGTCATTTGAGGGCCGCCTGATACTGCGGGAAAAACTCGATCGCCTGTTTGAGGTGACTGAGTTTGATGGCTTTGCCTTCACCGGCAATATGTTCGGATAACGAAAGAACGCGGATAAGTCCGCGCATAAGGAATCTATCCCCGACTCCGCGAAGTAATCTGAATGCATCCGATCCTTCGACGCCAAAATGCTGCGATACGAGATCGGAATCTGTGTCGAGGATGGTATTGAAGGTGCGAACCGGTCCAATGCGGGTTGTGGCTTGCGCGTAGGCTGCTGTTTTGAAAGTTACGGGGTTCAGCACTGTGTCATTTCCGCTGAAAATGACGGTGACATCGCAGCGGTCGTTTAGCGATTCGAGGTTCCGGTAGAGATTGCGGGGAATGTTTTGTGCTTCGTCGAGGATCAGCATCACGCCTGGGTGCGTCCATTTGTGGATGCGCTCCTCCGTTTCCTGCGGGGTCGTAGCAGGCTCAAATCCAAGGGCGTTGCAGATCGTTGTCAGTAGAGCGCGCGAACTCTTCGCGGACGCTTCGGTCAATTCGATGTAATATGTAGAGGGCCGCTGTCTCGCATATTCTCGGTTGGTGTGGGATTTTCCGATTCCGGCTGCTCCGATGCAAACCGCGTTATCGATCATGCGGCGCGCGATGTCGTAAAAGTCAAAA